CGTGGAACGACTGTACAACATGCTCACACGCCAGCTTCCGGGTGGCATACGTTTTCATGTGTACACAGAACACGACAGGTCAGTGCCACCACACATGATCAAGCACATCTTGGATGATTGGGGCATTGGCGGTCCAAAAAAGTCCTGGTGGTACAAGATGCAGTTGTTTAATCCTGCACATTTTTCAGGACGCATGTTGTACTTGGATCTTGACGTGGTAGTGGTTCAGAATCTGGAATGGATTACTGCATTGCCTACGGACTATTTTTGGACCATTAGAGATTTTAGATATTTGCAAAACCCTCGACTCAACTCCATGAACTCCAGTGTGATGTGGTTTGACGTAGATCGTTTCAGCTGGGTATGGGACAAATTTAATTCTGGTCCTGTGTTGCAAAAGATTCAAGGTTTCCCAGGCGATCAAGATTTTTTAAATGCCACAATAGATCACAACCAACGCAGATTCTTTGATGACTGTAAGTTTCAAAGTTATCGTTGGCAATGCCTGGATGGCGGCTACAATTTCAATCGCCGCAGTCATCATCGACCAGGCTCTGGCACTGTGATTGCACCGGACACATCTGTTGTGGTATTTCACGGCAAGCCCAAACCACATCAAATCACAGATCCTGCTGTACGGGAACACTGGCGGTAAAAAGTAGTACTTTTGTAGTACTTGACCAATAATTCCCTTTTTGCTACAATAGTGGCATACAAAGCAAAAAGGAGCTGACATGGGATACCGAATTATCGCAGACAAGTTTGAAACAGACATGATGCGCCAAAAGTATGGCCCACGCAAGGGTTTAGAAGGCCCGTTCAAATATGCATCCGGACGGGTGCTGTATTACGATCCGCAAGAAGGTCGTTACTATGACCCCACTACAGACTTCTACGTTTCCAACGAGGAAATGGACGCAGAGCACTCAATCCTAGTGCAACGACTGGTTGATTTCCAAAAGTAATACTTTTTACTATTACTTTTTGTTGTAAAAAAGCCACATTTTCCCCGGTTGACCAATAAATCCCATTTTGCTATAATATATTCATAGCGTAACAAAACAGGAGCCCAAAATGAACTTTGAACAAGCCATGCAAGTTGTCCAGCAATACAAACAAGATTGGGCCCTGCCCGGCCTGCTGGAAACGCTGATGCAGATGCAGGACAGTCTGGACGATTTGACCAGCAACGAAGCCCGTGCATATCGTGTGGTTTTTCGCGAAATGGGCCGATTGTTTGCCCCGGCCTAAGCGGTTGACCAATAAATCAACATTTGCTATAATATACACATAGACAGTTAAGTAAACCCGCACACAAAAGGAGCCAACCATGAGTGCAATTCGCGTAGTAAACGGTACCTACCGTAACAAATCCGTCCGTAATCAAGAATTTGTTCTTGTGAGCGGTTTCCAAACTGGTGCTAAAGGTAACTATGTTACTGTCAAAAACAACGGCACCTTCCCTAACTGCCCTGAAACGATTCGTATCAGTGTTGACAACATTGCAGACATTGAGTATACTAACGGCATGACACAAGACAACACCGTACACTTTGAGAAGTCCGCACCTGTGGTTGAATCCGATGAGGATGCAATGACTCGTATTCGCGAGCGTTTTGAAATCCTTACCGAAATGACCAAGGCCACTGTCACTGGCGACATCCGCGCCATGATTGTGAGTGGCCCTCCTGGTGTTGGTAAGAGCTTTGGCGTTGAAACTGAAATTGAAAAGGCTTGCCTTTTTGACAAGCTGGCAGGCAAGCGCCTCCGTGCAGAAGTTGTCAAAGGCTCGGCTACCCCTATTGGCCTGTACCAAACCCTGTACAAGTACAGTGACTCCAACTGTGTGATTGTGTTTGACGACTGCGACTCAATCCTGCTGGATGACGTGGCTCTTAACTTGCTGAAGGGTGCCCTGGACTCGGGCAAGAAGCGTACCATTTCGTGGCTGAGCGAGAGTTCTGCTCTGCGCCGCGAAGGCATCCCGGATCGTTTTGAGTTCAAAGGCTCGGTAATTTTTATTACCAACTTGAAATTCGATCAGATGAAGTCGCAAAAACTTCGCGATCACTTGGATGCACTGCAAAGTCGTTGCCACTACTTGGACCTGACCTTGGACACCATGCGTGACAAGCTCCTGCGTATCAAGCAAATTGCCAAAGACGGCGTGCTGTTTCAAGACTACGAGTTTGAAGAGGCTGTGCAAGACGACATTATCTCGTTTATGGACGACAACAAGAATCGTCTGCGTGAAGTGTCGCTCCGTATGGCGCTGAAGATTGCAGACCTGCGCAAGATGAGTGTGCTGAACTGGAAGCGTCTGGCAGAGACCACTTGCATGAAGAGTGCCTAACATGGCTTGGTGGGGGGTCATACTATTAATTTTTGTAGGACACCCCCTCCTAGCAGTATTTTTAGCATTTTTAATTTTGTTTTTTGGATAAGTTTTCCCGGGCATTGGTTGGCTCCGGCCCGGGCTTTACAACAGGTACCCCTAAAAAGGTACCTGTTTTTTTAATGGCTAAATATTTTTCCATGCGCAACCCAATATTTTGTACAGCACCTTTTACTACACTGAGGGTTGAATCAGACTATAAAACAAATCAAATAGGATTCAAGCCAGGATGCGTGTACAAGATTCAAACTAAATCTGAATCGCTGGATGATTTTTTGCACGGAGAAGAAATGTCTACACTCCGTGACAACAAACTCAATGGAATAGAGCCAGTGCCAGGCTGCAACGCTTGTTCAAAAAATGACAAGCTAGGTGTTGAAAGTATACGCAAACAACTGTTACAAAAGCCCTGGGCCAGCGACAAACTTGGTATCAAACTACTAGACATATTTTTTAGTAACACATGTAATCTTGGCTGCTACATGTGCGCCGGAACTTACAGCACCTACTTGGCCAATGAAAGAAATAATGCTGGCCTGTCAGACACTCCAGTGGTAATAGAAGATAATACCAATTTGGTATTGACCACAATAGATCAATTGCCAGATTTAGAAAGTGTAAGTTTTATTGGTGGTGAATTTTTTATCTTTAAAAAGAATTTAATAATACTTGATAAAATAATACAACGTCAGTTGGGTTGTAGAATTGTGACCAATGCATCTATAATACCACCATCTTCATTGAACCGGCTCAAGCAAATATCTGATCTAGAAGTATCTATCAGTGTAGACGGCGTCAAGGATGCCTACAACTTCATGCGGTATCCTGCAACGTGGGAACAATTTTCTACAAATGTAGATACTCTCAAAAAAGAGTTGCCTAACTCAAGCATGTACTTTAGATTCATAATTCAAATATTGAATATTAGCCACGTGTACGAAACACTAGACTGGGCAAATAAACAACTAATGCCGATACAGGTCAGTTCATTGACAAGTTCGGACTCACAGGGATTAAATTGGTCTATACTTAGAGAGCATGAAAAAGATAAATTGATTGAGTTTCTGCAGACTGAAAAATCAAAGTATCGCATCACAACAAAACAAAATGCAACAATAGACAAATATGCTTTGGGAATACAAAAAAGTATTTTTAATCAAAATCATCGCGACGCTGGTATCAAGTTGATCTCAACACTCACGGCACATCGAAAACTAGATATGTCTATTGTTCGTTCACAACTGGGAGTCCTGACAGAGTTGGCAGATGAAATTGAGCAAGCAAGACTTGCATTTTCTCCCAAGACTGTGTATACTATACAAGATGAAACGATGCATAATACAAATCCGGGATGAAGTAAACATCAAACTAGAAGGCCTAGATCTTGATGTTCGCAAGGCCTTGGTTAATGCGTTCAAATATGAAAACCCTGCCGCACGTTACATGCCAGCAGTGCGCCTGGGACGCTGGGACGGCAAGGTTGCATATTTTCAACTGGGCGGTAGCAGTTATACAAATCTTTTGCCCGAGATCATTCCCATACTTGAGAAGTTCGATTACGACATTGAACTAGATGATCAAAGAGACTACTCTACCTCTTTTGAGTTTGAACAAGTACGTGAAGACTCATTTGCACATATCAAGTGGCCCAAAGGACACCCTGCTGCAGGTGAGCCTATCATCATGCGAGACTATCAAGTTGAGATTGTAAACAACTTCTTGGCCAACCCACAGTGCCTGCAAGAAGTGGCCACAGGCGCAGGCAAGACCATAATGACAGCGGCCTTATCAAATGCTATAGCACCATATGGTCGCTCGATTGTGATTGTGCCCAACAAGAGTCTTGTGACACAAACAGAAAAAGACTACATCAACATGGAGCAGGATGTGGGTGTATATTTTGGCGATAGAAAAGAGTGGGGCAAACAGCACACAATTTGCACTTGGCAAAGTTTGAATGTGCTGTTGAAGAATACCAAGGCCGGAGTGGGCGACTGCACCATTGGTGAGTTCCTGGAAGGGGTGGTATGTGTTATTGTGGACGAAGTACACATGGCCAAAGCAGACGCTCTCAAAACTCTGTTGACAGGTGTGATGGCTAGAGTGCCAATTCGCTGGGGATTGACAGGAACCATCCCCAAAGAGAAGTTTGAAAGCCAAGCACTGCTGGTAGGGCTTGGCCCTGTGGTGGGTAGGCTCAGTGCCAACGAGCTACAGCAACAAGGTGTGTTGGCCAACTGTCATGTGAACATTGTGCAATTGGTAGACCATGTGGAATACAAAGAGTATCAAAGTGAACTAAAGTACCTGTTGGAAGAGTCGGGACGATTAGATACCATGGCCGAACTCATAAAGAAAGTAAACGAAACAGGCAACACTCTAGTGCTGGTAGACAGAGTGGCTGCTGGCAATGAACTGGTTGCACGCCTGGGCAACAAAGCAGTGTTTGTATCGGGCGCAACCAAAGGAGCAAAGCGGCAAGATGAATATGATCAAGTTGCAGATGCCACTGACAAGATTATTGTGGCCACTTATGGTGTGGCCGCTGTGGGTATCAATATCCCTCGTATTTTTAATCTGGTGCTTATTGAGCCCGGCAAGAGCTTTGTGCGTGTTATACAGAGTATTGGACGAGGCATTAGAAAAGCAGAAGACAAAGATCATGTGCAAATATGGGACATCACCAGCACCTGTAAGTTTGCCAAGCGACATCTAACCAAACGCAAACAGTTCTACCGAGAAGCTAACTATCCGTTCTCAGCAGAGAAACTGGAGTGGATGAAGATAGCATGACACACGGAATTGAAATGAAAAAATTAGTAACCTGCGGCGACAGTTATCTGAGCCTAGATTCGCCACCTGGTGAAATCAAAAGTTTTTTACAACTGTACGCTGAGCATAAAAATTTTCAACACATTAGTCTAGCTCGTGCTGCCGCCACGTGCTTTGCCATACGACTACAAATTGACAACGCTATTGACCGAGGCGCTGATTTTGTAATAGTAGGTTGTACTTCTAGTGATAGAATGGACATAGTGGCACCAACAACTACCCCAAGAATGGACATAGTGGCACCACAGGCCTCCCCTACACACGGCTGGCTTAAACTAAACAATATCTTGTACACAGGATATCGTAGCGTGAGTGAATTTAACATCAAATATAAAAACCCACTAGTTGTGAGTGATGTGATAGAAAATTTACTGAATAAAAAACACGAAAACATGTTGAGTGATCAACAACGCACAGCAATCAAAAACTATGTGGCAGATTTACACGACAACAATTTAAAGCGCCAAGAAAATTATTTTGTCATATCCGACGGATTGCGTAAACTTCAATATCATCAAATACCTTTTGTGTACATACCACATGGGCTGGGTGGCCTGGATTGGTCCTGGGTACAAAAAGTATGGCCATCGGATCGTCTTCCTTGCCAGATGCCAAATGGCGCTTTTGATTGGGACCGTAGTGTCACACACAACGACCAAGCGGCCCATGATGGATTTTTAAATACGCTTCTAGAGCTTACTGAGGATTGGTGTTGAAAAAAGAATTTGACATAATAGTATGCGGCGATAGCTTTAGTTCAGCAACCAAAAACGGCAACCCGCGTACCAACACAAGAGATCATTACAGTCAAATATTGCAAGACCAATATGGCTATTCGGTGCTGTGCCTGGCCAGAAGCTCCATGACCAATCTTGGCATTGCTTGGCAAATGCGGCAGGCAATTGAAACTGGGTGTAAATTTTTATTGTATCACAACACCTGGAGCTACCGATTAAACTTGTTGATCAATGACAATTTCCAAGTTGAAAAAGGCTTGAAAAATTTCATATACCCATTCAAGGATGATGAAAGTTCGTACACCGCTTATGTTGGGCACAACCCCAGTTGCACATCTTCCAACGGAGTACAGACTCCTGACAACGATGCACCTATACTGAGCACAGTACCACAAGGACTTGAAAACAATCCCACTTTGATACTCACCAAAGACCAACACAAAGCCATTGAATACCATTTCAAATATTTTTTCAACGAAGCACTGTATCAAGAAGTTGACTCATGGATTCTGGCACACTGGCATCACCAAGCAGAAAAAGCAGGAATAGTTCCTATAAATATGAAACAGTCACTGGGTCGCCCTATGTTTGAATATCAAATGAAGGGCAAGATGGTGGGTGACACCTATATCATGCACCCAGATCATGATGACGACCGCCCTTTTCACACAGATCAAGCTACCCAACAAAAAGTAGCAGACGCGGTGCATGTGGAAATACAAAAACTATCAAATGCTTGACATTGTGTGACAAATACTATATTATAACAACATGCGAATATTAACACTAGACAACACCTACTATGATTTGAATCACTTGCCGGAGGAAGTGGATGACATGCGTTTTGCCATACTTGACAATTCCAATCCAGCAGACCCAGACTATCATTTTATTCCGCTAATCTTTTTAGAGAGTTTTAATGCACCTGCCTTGGTATTGCGTATCGGGACTCAAACAATCAAAATGCCCATGGACTGGCAGATCCTGATTGGCGAACCCGACGTTGGTGACCTAGAAGTGCTACCATTGACCAGCATCAATGATAGAGGTTTCAGGGTATTCCAATTCAATCCCCTGAGCAGTTACCGGCCTAGTTTCCCGGATATAGAAATCTTAGATGTGTATCACGAAGTCAACTGGTACGCACCCAAACTCAAAAACGGTCAAATGCTGGCCGTGCCCCTAAACGATGATGCAGAACCTGACTGTGTGTACTTTGTGAAAGACGTCAGTCGTAACTGTGAAATTGTCAACTACAATCTGGCCTGGTAATGAAACTCAAATACAACCATCATGACATCGGCGGCGAAGTTGTCAAAGACAACGAAACTTATCTGCTGAAAGACAACCGTACACTGAACAACCTTGTGTTGTCAAGTACCAAACTGTATCGCGGCAAGGCCACTCGCGGACACAGCCATCCTGGACAAGAAGAAGTTTACTTTTTTATACAAGGCACAGGCATGATGATTGTGGGTGAAGAAAAATTTAGAGTCAGCACCGGTGATGTAATTCTCATACCCGACGGAGCATTCCATCAAGTGATCAACGACGGCGAAATGCATTTGATATTCAACTGTGTGTTTGATGGAAAGCGCAATCACTAATGGGCACACTCAAGCCAGATGCTACCTACATTTACGAACGTGCTGACGGTATTGTGTATTCTCGTGAAGCCGGCGCTGACCCCAGCACACGTCAGGTGGTAGGATACGAATCTGGCATGGAATACGATCCCATCAACGGACACAAAATAGACTACGATTCAAGAACTTCAGATGGTAGACCCCTGCGCGATCATATTATGGAAAACAAGATGTGGGGCGAGATCCGACGTGCTGCTCCGACCAATCCCACTTTGCAAGATGCACTAGATCGTGTTATAATGATCTACAAACTGAGTAAGACCAATGAGTGATAAACTAAACATTGCCAACGAAATGCGACAGTTTGATCGCAAGAACAGATCATTCTACGACGAACTTACCGCAGAAGAAAAGAAAAAGTTTTCAAACTATCTCATGATACGCTGGGGTAGTTCAGTAGAGGGCTCACGTGAACTACAAGAATTTTATGTCATCAGTTGCAATGAGCGACTGAACAAACATTTCTTTGATGTGAGCAAACACCCCAAACTACACTGGCTCATGGCCACATCAGTAAGTCCAGACCTGGGCACACCAAGACATCCGTGGATTGCACCCAAGAAAAAGGAAGCAGGACTCAGTGCCAAACGCAAAGCCCTAATGGCCATATATCCCACATACAAAGATGATGAGATTGATGTCATGTGCGAAATCACTACCCAGAAAGAAATTGACGAATACAATCGTCGTGCTGGCCAGGACAAAAAATGAATCTAGTGGTCAACGGTTGCAGTTACATGGAATCGTATGCTGTGGGGCAAGGACATGTGGAGTTGGCTCAGCAGTTGGGACTAGACAATCCCGTTAGTCTTGCCATAGGTGGTAGCGCAAACAGTCGCATACTGAGAACCACGCTCAAGCACAGCTACACGGCACCGCCAACATTGTATGTGTTGGGCATGACGTTTCTGTCAAGACTAGAGATACCCATATGTGAACAACTGAATGATTTTGAAGGACGTTGGATCAATCCGCAAAATCAAGAGTTCCGATCTCGTTGGCAGTTGGGATGGACACAAGCAGACTCAGATCAATTTGTAGAAATCAAACTCAAAAGCGAAGTGTTTAGTATATTAGATCGCATAGAGGATTTGATGTATCGCATGCTGAGCACCATCGCCGATTTGCAAAGTCGTGGACATAAGGTGCTGATGTTTCAACAAGCAGACAACCTATACTTAGATTTCTTATCAGAACCCAGGCTAACATTGTTTGATCGGCCTGAGATTGTGGGCGGGTTTGGGTGGCGTGCTACTGCCTGGCAAGCCAAACAAGGTGTTCAACCCAAAGACTACGGACCTGGTGCACCTTATGTTCCGCCTGACATGACACATGCGGCAATTGGGCATCACCAAATGCTAAACGAATATTTGACAAACTACATTCAAGAGCGTAAACTGTTAGCATGAGTTTTGTATGCGATTATTGCAAGAAAACGTTTTCTAGAGAAACGTCAATAGCTGTTCACATGTGTGAACCCAAACGTCGACGACTTGCTCGAGACGAAGCAGGTGTACGCCTGGGATTCCAAGCCTATATCCGGTTCTATGAAACCATGCAAGGATCGGCCAAAAACAAAA